GTTCGCTGACTTCTTCACCAGCTCGCTGAATGCTGTGGCGGCCCAGATCCGGGACATCGTCAACGCACACGTCATCGAAGATCTCGTGGACTTGAACTGGGGCGAGAACGAACCGGCCCCGCGTCTGGTGTTCAAGCCGATCGGTGGTGGCTCGCTGTCGGCGGAGGCGCTGAAGAGCTTCGTCGATGCGGGCATTATTCAGCCCGACGAGACGCTCGAATCATTCATGCGGGCGGCGTTCAGCCTGCCCGTGAAGGACAAAAACGCACCCGCTCCGGTGGATGAAGTGAAGCCTGAGGAGGCGGCATGACCAACGAACAGAAGGCCCGGACGTGGTTCCGCATCGACGCGCGAGCCGCGGCGGAGGACACGGGCGCGCCGAGTTCGGCCGACGTGTTCATCTACGGCGACATCGGCGACAGCTTCTGGGGCGGCGGTGTGTCGGCGCAGAGCATGGCGACTGAACTCGCGGCACTCGACGTTGCCGAGCTCAACGTTTACATCAACTCTCCCGGCGGCGCCGCGTGGGATGGCATCGCGATCATGAATGCGATCCGCCGACACCCCGCCAATGTCACGGTGCACATCGACGGCCTCGCGGCTTCGGCGGCGTCGATCATTGCGATGGCGGGCGACAAGATCGTGATGAATCGTGGCTCACAGCTGATGATCCATGACGCATCCGGTGGGGTGTTCGGCAACGCGACCGACATGGAAGAAGTCGCGGTCGTCTTGCAGAAGCTGTCCGACTCCCTTGCGGACGTCTACGCCGGCCGCACTGGAACTGACCGGGCTCAGTGGCGCGCCGCCATGAAGGCAGAGACGTGGTACACGGCTGAGGAAGCCGTCGCCGCTGGCCTCGCCGATGAGTGGGTCGATTCTCCCGCATCTCAGCCAGTGGACCGCGCGCGGTTCTCTGCGCGAGCGCGATCGGCGATTCCGTCGCTCGCGTCCCTCAATCTCCCGAGCTCGTCCGAGCCGGGACACACCAACCGAAAGGACCCACTCGCCATGAGTGACATTCTGAAGGCTGGCCTCCTCGAGCGGCTCGGCGTTACCGATTCCGCAATCACTGACGAGTCGCTTCTCGCGGCTTTCGACGTGGTACTCGATCAGGCCACCGCTCCCGCTGCCCCGGCCGCAGTCCCGGCTGGCACCGTCCTGATCGACTCCGCCGTGCTGAGTGACCTGCAGGCTTCCGCCGCGCTGGGTCGCAAGGCCAGCGAGGCGCAGGACACCGCACGCCGTACCGCCATCGTGGACAGCGCCGTGAATGACGGACGCATCGCGCCCGCCTCGCGCGCCACGTGGCTCGACTCGCTGAACGTGAGCGAAGAGGGCACGACTGCTCTCATCGCCTCGCTGGCGAAGAACACCATCCCGGTCACCGAGATCGGCACCGCCGATGAACCGAACGAAGCGGACAACCTGTACGCGCTCGCGTTCGGCAACGACACGAAGGAGGCCTAACGATGGCTGATTACCTGCCCAAGTTCGATTCCGGCAAGCCCTTCACGCTGGCCGCTTCGGCAGACGTGACCGGTGGCCGCGTCCTCATCGCCTCCGGTGCCGGGACCGTCGCCGCCTCCGGTGCTGACGCTGCGAACGTCGTCGGCGTCGCGGGCTTCGATGCCCTTTCCGGTGAGCCGGTGACCGTCTACCCGCGATCGGGTGGCGTGCACAAGCTCGTTGCCTCCGCGGCGATCGCTGCCGGTGCCAAGGTCATCTCGGCTGCAACCGGGAAGATCGCCACCCAGGGCGCCGGCGTCAACCCCATCGGCATCGCGGTCACCGCTGCTGCCGCCGACCTGGACGTCGTCGACGTCCTCTTCATCTAAGGAGCAAGAAAAGACATGGCGTCTTACACCTACCCGGTGGCGCGTCCCACGGGCACGCTCACCACGGCGCAGATTCACCTGCTCCTGTCCAACCCGAATGTCATCGCCAAGCGCGCGGCGGCTCTCGCGGATCAGAAGTTCATCGCGGACTTCCTGCTGCGTGGCCGCTTCAACGCGGTCGGCGGCGGCATCTTCTACGAGACCGGCGAGGAACTGTTCGCCGCTGACTCGCCCGAGGTCATCGCGCCCGGTTCGGCCTACCCGAAGACGGTTCTCACCAGTGGCGAAATCGCCGCTGCGAAGACCGACAAGCGCGGCATGGGCACCGACATCTCCGACGAGAAGATCTCCCGCGAGGGAATCAGCTACGTGAACAAGGGCCTCGTCCGGCTCGCGAACACCGTCATTCAGGATGTCGACCTGCGATCGATGGCCGTTATCGCGTCGAAGGTCACGTCCTCGGCGGCTGCTTCGGCTGCGTGGACGACTCCCGGCTCGGTGCTCGAGACTCTCGTGACCCAGAACGGACTCCGCGGCGACGGAACTGGCATTGACCTGCAGGTCGTTGTCCTGAAGCCGGCGAAGTTCGCGAAGCTCGTCGGCATTCTCGTGGACGCAGGCGCGTTCCCGAGGGAGCAGGCGAACATCGTCCTCACGGGAAACCTGCCGTTCGACGCGCTCGGGTACACGTGGACCACGTCGCCGACCTACCTCAACGACAACCCGCTGTTCCTCGACGTGGATCAGCTCGGTGGCATGGCCGACGAGAACCTGCAGTCGCCGGAGTTCGTGCGTTCCGCCGGCTCGCAGGTTGAGGTGTCCAGCATTCGTGCCGGCTCCCTCGACAAGTACGAGCTGCGCGTTCGTCGCGTCACGGTGCCGGTCGTCACCGAGCCGCTCGCCGGAATCACCATCACCGGGACGGGCCTCTGATGGCCGCCGGGAAGCCGAAGGCGTACCGGGTCAAGGGCGCTGTCGCGGTCATTCGCAAGGACAGCCACGAGCGTTACATCGACCGTGGCGGCGTGTTCCCTGCCGACGCTCTCGACGAGGCGAACGCGACGCACCTCCTCACGGCGGGGCTCATCGAGGTCTTCGAGCTGCCCGAAGTGGCAGACGAGACCAAGTCCGAGGCTGTCGCAGTCGAAACCAAGAAGTAACGAGAAGGGGGCGGTGGAGTGATTATCCCGGAAGAAATCAGTACTGACGAGGATCTCGCGCGGCGCATCCTGGTGCGCGCGCGCTCCATCGCCCCCTGCCTCAATTCCATTCCTGACGACGACGACCGGAAGCGCGACGCGATCGCGATCCTCAAAGGCGTAATCGCTGAGGTTCCGGCGCCAGGTGCACGCCGGGTGAAGTCGCGCGGGAGGAATGGGACGTCGATCAGCTACGCGGATGTCGGCGGGGCATTCAGTCCTGACGACATCGCGGGCTTGCGGTCGCTGTGCGTTGCGGTTTCTGCAGTTTCTGCGGGTCTGCCCGTGGGGAGCTTCCCGACTGCGAGCGTCTTCGGTCGAGAGTGGGCTGAGGGTGAGTATTCATGAGCTGGGATGACCCGTTCTGGTATCCGCACACGGTCAGCATCCGAAATGCCAAGCCGTCTGGTGGCATGGGCACCGGGTACGACGCGGCGCGCACGGTCAGGGCGGAAGTGAAGGACGAGCAGCGTCTCGTCCGCAACGCCGCCGGGGCTGAGGTCGTGTCGTCGTCGTCGGTGACCGTTCCGATCGCCCAACATGTCCCGGTGGGCTCGCTCGTCACCGTGTGGCCCGGTAGCGCTCGGGAGCGCCAGGCGGAAGTTCTCGCTGTCGGCGTAGACGAGAACGGGCTGGACGACCTCGATTCGTTCCTTGTCCTGTCCCTGAAGTAGGAGGTCGCCGTGAAGACGCATGTCCCTGTGGTTTCGCTGGTTGAGAAGGCAGCGCAGGATGGACTCCGCGAAGCGGGCCGGGAGATTCTGAAGGCGGCGCGCAAGAAGAGCCCCAGCGACGGCGGCGACTCGGACAAGTCCGGGTTCTCGACCGTGGATGACCTCACGCTGCAGGTCGGGTTCAAGTCGTATATTTCCCGCATTCAGCACGAAAACCTCGACTACCAGCACAAGCCCGGCGAGCAGGCCAAATTCCTCGAGGCTGCCGCCGAAGAGGTTGACACGGGCGCGATCATCGCGGCTAAGGTGCGTGCCGCTCTTGGATGATCGCACCTTGACCATGCTGATCTGCTCCATCCTCGGCGAGATCCCCGGCTGGGACTGGAACCCGGACGGGCTGGGGCCCGTGATAGCGGACCCCGTAACCATCTTCTATGGCGCGCTCGGTGCCGCACCTGACACGGCGTGCGGCGTTCGCGTGTACGGCTCAACCGACGAGCGGCACCTCGGGTGGCGGCGCGTGCAGCTTCGGCTGCGCGGCGGCGCTGGCCGACCCGATGGTGCCGACGTGCTCGCCGCCCCGGCATTCGATGCCCTCCATGGACTTTCCCGCGTGGGAGGGATTAGCGGCATCAGTCGCCAATCAATGGCACCAGCTGGTGCCGATGACAACAGGCGTGAAGAACGCACCGAGAACTACCTCATCACCCTAGACAATTTGGAGGCCTTCAATGGCTAGTAAAGTCCCCCTTCCCGCCGGCTCGACGCTCGGCAAGAGCTTTGAGTACGGCATCGACGTCAACCTCGGCACCTACGATGTGCCGGTCTGGCAGCCGGTGCGCCGCATCAGCGGTTTTCAGCCGAGCCCGACACCCACCACGCAGGACGCGCAGACGTACGATGACCTCGGCGCCGCGAACCAGGACGTGACCGGGTGGAGCATCAACCACTCGTTCAACGCCCAGGTGAACCGCAGCATCACCACGGGGCTGTACCTGCCCGAGGTCGAGGCTGTCCTCGCCCGCACCGGACCTGAGTCGAAGGGTGAATCGGCGGTGCTCGATGCACGCTGGTACCACAAGCCCGAATCCGGTGCACCGAACCCGAATGATGCCGGTCGCGGTTTCTTCACCGTTTCCACGACTCGTCAGAACTCGGGGCCGAACGGCGAGATCGAGGTCCTGTCGATCACCCTCACCGGTAAGGGGCCCTACGACAAGATCGTTAACCCGTTCGCGGGCTGGGCTGTCACCGGTCCGACCCTCTCGAGCGTGTCGGCTGCTTCCCCCGCGACGAACCCCGCGGGCACTGGCAAGCAGGTCACGATCACCGGTGTGAACCTCACCGGTGCGACTGCGGTCACGTTCAAGGCGATCGCTGCGAGCTCGTTCGCCGTGATCAGCTCGACGACGATTGTGGCCGTGCTCCCGAGCGACACCGCAGGGACCGTCGCTGTTGTCGTCACCACGCCGGCTGGCGTGTCGGCTGCGCTCAACTACACGCGGGCGGCGTAACCCGTGGGCGCTGTCGACTTCAGCGAGTGGGTAGCGCCCGACCTCAAGCTCGAACTGGGGGGTCGCACTTATACGGTGCTGCCCCCCACGGTCGAGGCCGCGAAGATGATCCTTGCCGCGGCGGTTCGCGGCGAGGTGAATCTGGGGCTCGTCAAGGGCGAACTCCCCGCGGAGGTTCAGGCGATGCTCGACACGATCGGCGACGAGCACCCCGCCTTGGGCGATGCCTATGCGGCGATGGTGGCCGACGAGGTGCCGGCCGCGACGATTGACCGTGTGGCCTATTACGCGGTCTTCTACTGGGCGCGCGGCAAGGAATACGCGGACACTCTCGCGAAGCTGCTCTGGCTGCCTCGTGACCTCACGCCCAGCACTGCAGGTGGTGCGGCCCCAAAAGGCTGAACACCGCCGAGGACTGGGCACCGTACGGCATCGGTGAACCTGATGCCGAAGGGTGGTATGCGGACTACAGGCCGGTGCCCCAACATCTGAAACCCGAAGCGCCCGACGCGCTGCCAGGCGAGACGCCGGCGGCCGAGATCGACGGTTCGCTTCTGGCGCTCGTAACCAACTGGCGGTTGGTCGTCGCTGAGCTCGCTGAGCGCGGCATCGACCTGTACGACCCTGCAGTACTTGCACGTCCGTGGCCCGGTGTGCGGGCGGTGATTTTCAGCCTGATCGATTCCCCGACGCGCTTGCGCGCGGTACTAACCCGGAGGTAACTCATGGCGCTACGTGCCGCAGAGCTCGAGGTACTTTTCACTGCTGACACGAAGCAGGTCGAGAAGGCCGACAAGGACGTCAAGTCCATTGGTGAGCGGATCGAGAAGAAGCCCATCGAGGCGAAGGTCACCGCTGATGGGAAGGGCGCGCTGGCCAGCATGGGCCGCGTTGAGTCTGCGGCGAAGAAGCTCGTCTCGCAGGACACTTCCCTGAAGCTCGATGCGGATGTGACTCGGGCGGAGAAGAGCCTTGACCGGGCGAAGCAGCGTCTCGCAGATCTTGAGGTGCGTGCGCTCGGTGGCCTTGAGGTGACGGCGGATGTTCGTCGTGCTGAGGCTGCGCTTTCGAAGATCGAACGTAACCTGACCGGCCTGCGTACGGCGAAGAACGAGATTGAGATCGATGCGTCGACGATCAAGGCTGAGGGCGAGCTGGATAAGTTCGCGTCGAAGGCGCGCACGGCTGGTGATAAGGGCGGTAAGTCGTTCGCGGGCGGCCTTGACTCTGCTACGCGCGGCGCCGGCGCGAAGGTCGGCGATGCTGTCGGCGGCGACATCGAGGAAACTCTCATTTCGGCGCTGGTCGCCATTCCCATCGCGGGTGGAATTATCCTCGCAGCGGTTGGTATCGGCAAGGCCATCAGCGGCGCGATTCAGGATGGACTGCAGGTCGAGGTCGGCAACGACCGGCTGCAGGCGCTGACGGGCATCTCGGAGGCTGACGCGCTCCGTCTGGGCCGCGCCGCCGGCGAAGCCTATGCGAACGTCTTCGGCGATTCTGTCGAGGCAAACATGGACACTGCCCGCCTCGCGCTGCAGTTCGATCTGATCGACGCCAACACCTCCACGAAGAGCGCGCAGAAGGTAGTCGAAGGGTTGTCTGGCATTGCTGGCGTCCTCGGTGAAGATGTGCGCCCAATCGCGGCGGCCGTCACGACGATGCTGAACACGGGCCTTGCGAAGTCGGCTCAGAATGCTTTCGACATCCTGGCTACTGGTGCTCGCGAGGGCGTGAACCGCAGCGAGGACCTGATCGATACGTTCACCGAGTACCCGGCCACGTTCTCCCGCCTCGGGCTGTCTGCCGAGGAGGCACTCGGTCTCATGAATCAGGGCCTCGATGCTGGTGCGCGCAACAGCGACCTCGCTGCGGATGCTCTGAAGGAATTCCAGATCCGTGCGACCGATTCCTCGAAGGCTTCGGCTGAGGGATTCCAGGCGCTCGGGCTCAACGCTGAAGAGATGACTGCGAAGATCTCACGCGGCGGTCAGGATGCCAACGACGGGCTCGGGCTTGTGCTCGACAAGCTTCGCGAGACCGAAGATCCGGTGTTGCGCAACGCGGCAGCCGTGGCGTTGTTCGGTACACAAGCGGAGGACCTCGGCACGGCTCTGTTCAACATGGACCTGTCGTCGGCTGTTGACCAGCTCAACGGCGTGACGGGATCAGCGCAGAGGATGTTCGACACTCTCGCTGACAATGACGCGACGAAGATGGAGCAGGCCTCGCGCAACATCGAGGTCGCCGCGGACGGCATGAAGGGTGCTCTCGCGGCCGCGTTCTCCGATCCACTGGCAGACGCTGCTGAGTGGATATCTTCGAACCGCGGGCCGATGCTGCAGTTCTTCTTCGACCTTGCAAATGGTGCGCTCGATTTCGGTGTGACGCTGGTCGAGGCGTCAGCGGGCGGCGCGGAGGCTCTCGGGGAATTCGTGTCCGGGCCGGGCGCGCAGATGATCGAGCTCCTGATTGGCATTCAGAAGTTCGTGAATCCCTTCGCTGACACGTCGGCTCTTGAGGGCATGCGCGATGAGATGCAGGGCTTCGATGCTGTGTCGAACAATGCGGCCGACACGATGCGTAAGAGTCTCCTGCCGGGGATCGAGGAAGCGCGTTCGAAGCTGAATGAGTTCGGCGATGGTGCTATCGCAATGGGGTATCTCAATGATGCTTCACTGCGCCTCGCTAGTGCGATCGATGAGGTCGGCGTCACCTCCGAAGGGGCAGTGTTCGGTCTCGAAGGTATTGACCTGGCGAACATCCGCGCGTCTGACTCGGGCAAGTTGCTTGAGGATCAGGTGCGCGGGTCTATCGCGGCGATGGGCGATGAGGTTGGCGCGGCGGCGGCGGCGGGCGAGAGTCAGGAAGACCTGGCCGGCCGTTATGCGACATCGACGGAGGCTCTTGTCGGGCAGCTCACACAGATGGGCCTGACGGAGGAGCAGGCGCGCAAGCTCATTGATACCGTGCTGGAAACCCCTCCGTCGGCGACGACCGCGTTTGGGTCGAATGCTGAGGAGCAGCAGGGCAAGGTGCAGGGCCTCGCGGACCGCATCACGACTCTGCCTGATGGCACGGTCGTCATCGACGCGAACGTTGAACCGGCTGACACGAAGCTGCGGGAGTTGCTCAACCGGTGGGATGGGTTCCAGATATCTGGGACCGCACAGACCAGCTCGGGTGTTCTCAAGCAGGCCAAGGGTGGCGTTGTCGAGTTCATGGCGCAGGGTGGCTTCAACGGCCTCACTCCGATGTCTCACACCGCGCAGGTGGTGCCGCCGTCGACGTGGCGGGTGGTGGGTGATCGCGGCGACGTTCCCGAGTCGTTCATTCCCCTCGACGGGTCCGCGCGCTCCATGGCGATCCTGCTGGAGACGATGCGGCGCATGGGCGTCACCGCGATGGCTGAGGGCGGCATCACTCCCACGCCGGCCGTATCTGGTGGCAACTCGTTTCAGATCGATATCACGGGCATTCCGAATGAGTCGATGGAGTCTCTGGCCAACCGGGTCATAGCGAGAATCAACGCTGAATCTAGGAGGTACGGATGACACGGCTCACCATCGGCGACTTCCACTTCAAAGGCACCCGAGACGGGTTCCGCACCGGCGAGTACCTGGTGACGCTGGACGGATGGGAGGACGGCGTGCACATGCGCCGCACCTCCAACCCGATCCCTCAGGGCCACGGCGAATTCGATGTGCCCACGTTCATGGAGGCCCGGACTGTCGACTTCACCGCGAATGCCTACGCCAACAATGCGGCGGAGCTCGGGCACCGCGGCCGCGCGTTCAAGGCGTTGCTGGCTGGTGGCACCTCACGGCGGGTGACGGTGGAGTTGGCCGGCCAGACTCTCTGGGGCATGGCGCGTGCGGGCGATGCAAGGCCGACCTGGCAGCGTGCGCCGGGTGGCATTCACTTAGCTCGAGCGTCCATGGAGTTATTCCTCGCGAATCCGCGCCTGTTTGGTGAGTCGCACACGTTCAGTGGTGCGGCTCCGGTCGTCTACCACTACGGCAGCTTCCCAGCCTCCCCCGTCATCACGGTGACGGGCTCTGCTCCTGGTGGCTACACGATCAACCTTCCGGCCGGCAAGCGCTACACGGTGACCGCCCCGTTGGAATCAGGTGTTCCGCACGTCGTTGACATGGCAGACGGCTACCTGCGCATCAACGGTTTGATCGTGTCCGGTTCGGTGGGTCGGGCTGACCTGCTCGCCATTCCGGGCGGTGCGTCGGTGGCGGTTTCTGTGACGCCCGTTTCTGGCACGGCTTCTCTGTCGGTGCTTCTGCTCGACACGTTCATGTAAGGGGTGGCTATGTGGCGATATTGGATTTGCGACACACAGACCGGGGCGAAGATCCAGCGTCTACGTGACCCTGTGTCTGGGCCATGGTCGTGCTCGCTGGATGGTGGCGATGCTGGCAGTACCGTTTTCCAGCTTGGTGCTGACGACTTCACTCAGGCGCAATGGTGGGACTTCACGGCGCCTCATTCGCGCTCTCTCGTTGTGGAGCGTAACGAGGTGATCCGGTATCTGGGAATCATCAACGCGGCCCCGGATTTCGATCACGACACTGGGCGGCTCACGGTCGCGCATGTTGACCTTGAGTCGTTCTTTGCTGAGCGTTACCCGTTCGGCGTCGGTTCGTATTGGGCAGACGAGGGTGCGCATCGGCCGGGGAAGCTTGAACTTTCTGGGCTCTCTCACCGGGCGATCATCTGCAACATTGTTGCGGCCGGTCTAATTGGTCCGACTTCAAATTACCCAATGCCCGTGGTTCTGCCTTGGCTTACCGAGTCTGGTTCGCAGTCGTTGACCGCTGAGAACTTCAACTTCCAGACGGTCGCGGATCTAATCTCTGACCGGCGC